CTTTACCTCTATATTCGATTTTACATATTTCGTCATTCAGACGCTTGCTTCTGATTGATTATTTATGCTTCACTTAAGAATTTTGTGTTTTCTTTTTACATCTTTTTTTGTTTACGATCGTCTTGATGCCGCTTGCTGCGTTTTGATTATTATTAAACAATTGAAGTTTTTAAATTGAGATCATATTATTTTTAACGTTGGGATGCTTTTACACCGCTTGCTGTGCATTAGCTTTCTATAACAACGCCTTTAAAACATCTTTTTCGAATCAACCTCCCAAGAAAAATCTATTGTTTTAATTTCTTTATTTTCTGGGTACGCGCTAATCACTCGCCCAGACAGACCTCGATCTCCTTTACTATGCTCTATATTTTACTACTAGGTACGCGCTAATCACTCGCCTAGGAAGACTTATGACCGTTTTTATGACTTCGTTTTATGGTTTATTTTATTATTATTTAATCGGTAACGTTTCGACGATGTAGATGGTACCCGACGTACTGGGCTTCTTTACTACTCGAAATCAGCTATGACCTGGACCGCCTTTGAATGTCCTTTCTGCCGAAAGCTAAAAGGAAGAAATAGTGACGACTTACGTGAAAGCTCAATACCCGTAAAAAGGATTTGTCTCAAGCCTGTCACTGAGATTATTGAGAATGATAATAATTACGAACAGGCTTCAATGTGACCTATGGAAAGTTCAAACAAACAAAACAAACAAACAATTGATCAGACCGAAAGCCAACAATTTACTCCAGTTATCTGGAAAGAAAAACGACAACTTAGAAATAGCAAAGCTGGAAAACAATTCCAGATTTTATGCGCCGCTCGGCGATATTCTTTTTCGTCCAATCTTATCTTTGCCCGTTGTGTAGCTTCAGGCGACAATTCCTCCCTTTGGGTTTATTATTGTCCCACTTGTTCTCTTTGGATTCAGCTCTTTGGTGAGCACGTTTGTCCTTGTGTTCCTGCTTTCTCCCGCCAGTCTAGTATAGATTCCTATGATCCTCCCTTCTGGACAACCGATTGTGACTGCGAACAAGCCGAATTTTTCTGTGATAAGCAACGTGATGTTTTATTTGATAAAACCCCAATTAGTGTTTACTATCGTCGCCTTCGAGATTTACAAGACCTTGAAATTAGATATTTTGGCAATCGTCATCTCCAACGCCAATTCTTTTCCGTGATGGATTCCATTACAGCAAAGGTCGATGGCATTACACCGCCATCCTGCTGGGTTTCCACTTCCACCAATGGTCGTTCAAAGCGCTTTAGACAGTCCGTCATCATCACCGACGACTACGCCATCATTGATGCCGCTAATAATCCTCAATTCTGGGGTAAAAAGTGGTTTAAAGCCGAAGCTCAAGGTAAGCCCTTGAGCACAGTTCATCGTGAAAAACATCACGGTCATACATGGAAACAGTGTTTGCTCAATCCCAATAATGTTGGTTATTTCCACACCATGTGTCCAAAGTGTCGTTCTCTTGTTAAGAGAACTGACGTCAGAGGAGTCTGCTCAAAATGTACTCATACCTCTCGACATGTTCCTAGAATCCATGCTGAACCTCAAATGTTCTCAGCCCTCAGTAATTGGGCCACTGGTGTTGATGTTAACGCTGCCTCGTCTTCCATCTCCTCCGCATGCAATCGCGTTGAGGATGTAGTTAATGAAAACGCATCAAGACTTACCAAATTTTTGGACAATGCCAATGCTATTACTTCCACCTTAAATACTGTTGCCAAACAAGCTGTCGATACCGCTTCTTCTCCTGTTTTCCTTGCTTCCTTAGCTGCTGGACTTACCGCCGTTTTTACCGATTCACCTCGTTCTGTACGCGTCATTGCACTTACTAATTTAGCTGTCTCAGTTGTTGGTTACGCACGCACCTATGATTTTTTGAAAGATAATGTTAATCACACTATTGAATTTATTTCAAGTTTGTATTCATCAGCTTCCAGCTTTCTTACCGCTTTAGACCTTTTTAGACCTTCTGACCAAGGTGTTTTTGTTGCTACCGCTCAGGGACCAGATTTGGAAATTTTGTTGAAAGGTCTCTCTTTTGTAGGCTCTATTATAGCCATGTTAGTTTTGGGTAGAGTATCTTTTAGTTCTATGGATTTTGATAAGTTTTTGCGTCGTGCCTCCCTTGTAGGCAATTCCATTCGCTCAGTACAGACTTTGTTCGATTATATTCAAGCTAGTTTTGTTTCTTCCTTCGCTTACTGTTGTGAAAAGATGGGTGTTGCCAATCCTGTCAGTGACTCGTTACCAGAAGATATACGTGATTATTGTTCACGTGCCATCGAAGTTATTACACGTCCTTCTAACACAACCACCTTTACCTCAGATTATGCTGCTGAAGTTCATGTCCTTATGACACAAGGTGACGTCTTGCGTGGCAGAGCCTCTCGTTTCCGATATCCTCAACCCGCAGTTTCAATGTTACAAAATACTTTTGATAAAGTCTATAGGAAAAATAACGAACTTGCCTCCCTTTCTGTTGAACTTGCTCCCAGATTAGAACCTATTATAGTTTATGTCACCGGCGAGCCTGGTGTTGGTAAGTCTGGTTTTATTTTTGCTCTTACTGCTGCCATTTGTGTTCTTGAGAATGTTGATCCAGCTGAATGGACTAAATTAGTTTACCAGCGAATTGTTGAAGGTGAATACTGGGATGGCGCTAACTCTGGCCATAAGATTTTGTGGTATGATGAATATGCCCAAAGGACTGATACTGCAAGTGCACCGAATCCCGAAATTATGGAAGTTCTCAAACTTGTTAATATCGTTCCATACAGTTTGCACATGGCCGGGATAGAAGAAAAAGGGAAAATTTTTGCCAATTATTCTGTGATTATTATTACCTCTAATGTTAGTATGCCTAATCTTTCTATTGAATATCCTGAAGCCTTTCATCGTCGTATTTGCAACGATTTTCATGTTACTGTTAAAGTTAAGCCCCAATTTCGTGTTGATAATTCTCCAAAATTGGATGTAAATAAAGTGAAAGTTTTGCCATCAACAATTGAGGGCAAATTAAATCCTAGTGTTTATGAACTTCATGTCAAATGTACTACTAGTCGCCCTATGGTTGTTAATACTAATCCCTTCCGTTATCCTTATTCTTATAAGTTGACTTCAACTGTGGACGGTTCCGCCCACGCTCTTCGTGATTGTTATAATGTTTATGATTGGTATGGTTTTCTTGATATTTTTGCACCCGCCTATAAAGCTCGTGCTGTTGATAAAGTAGAACTTTCTAAATCTGTTGTCAGTATTGGTGCTGATTGTAAAACTCATTTTGCTTCTAGTCAGGGACCTGTTTCATATATTAAAAGTTGGTTTCAATATTCTCCTCCAACCTCTGATGCTAATTTCCATGATGCATTAGATCCTGTTGTTTATGCCAATGATTTACTCCAAGGCAAGTGCGCCTATGACCCAACTATTGTTCCTGTTCTTGCTGCTATCTGTGATAATGCCGCAGACACTTATTCTGGACCATCCAGTGTTTTAACCTTTGATGAAAAGAAAATTTTGCTTTTTAATCTTTTTAGATCTTTCAATACTGGTGAGTTATCCCGTCATGTAGGACGCTGCCAAGAGATTGATCATATTTATGTTAAACTTTGTGTTATGGATATTGCTTCAAAGAAAATTTCTTCTGGAGTAAATGTTGTAGATATACCCTCCACCTTGTATGCCGCTTCTCAGGAATTTGTCGCTTTTGCGCGTACTGGTTCACTTAACCCTCCACTTGGTTCTTGGAATAATTTTTTTGATGCCATAAATGTTGAATTGTATGCTTTGTCGCGTATTGTTTCCTCTGCTAGTTTGTCTGGTTTTGTTGTTTCAGGTATGCTTTCCACTTGGGAATCCTGTTTCTTTAAATTCTTTTCTATAGTTGATCCCAGCTATATCAATAACCTTTCTATTGATTGGGATGTTGCGGCTAAACTTTATGTTACTATTTCTCTTCCTGCTTCTAACTTGACTCCCTTTGAAGTTTTTTATTATCGTTTTCAAAATCAACCTGCCTTTTTTGATATGTACAAAAATCATAAGAACAAAGATCATATTTTTGAATTCGTTAAGATGTTTCGTAGTTCTGTCGTTGCTGGGCAATCCCCTCGCTACTCCTTTTATATGGCTTCTAATTTTATTCAGAATAAAACTGGTTTAGATGAACACAAATTATTTGCTGTAGACTCTGTTTCGCTTTCTTCATTTGTCAAACTATTTGGTTCTATGGATTATTGGACGGCTTTTTATCACAATTTGTGGGCTCCATTTTCCTGGACTAGTTTCATTTCCTCCCGCTCTCCCAGCCTTCTTGCGCTTTATAGTATTTTAGGAGGTTTACCTCTTTTGGGACAGGCCATCTTTGCTTTGTTAGCTGGTGGTGCTCTCTGTACCGCCTTGAAGTTTTCTGTTAATTACATTAAAAAATGGTGGTTTGGACCGGTTGAAGGCGAAGCTGAAATTAAACAATCGGCTTTAGATTATGTCAATAAATTAGTTGCCGATGCCCCGGAACCTATTGTTGAACATGTTGATGTTCGTCCCACTAATTCCAAGTTTGTTACTCATCAAGAAGGTTACCCAAATGCTGTATCTAAAAAACAGCACGTTGTTACAGTTGAATCTCGTGTCCTCTTTTCCCCTGAATCTTCTTCCACTGGTTTTATGGATGACTTGTTGACTGATGAGGGTATTTTTAAAACCTTCCCTCAAGGTCTTGCTGATAATTGTACTGAAGTTTTGCTCACTAATAAATTTATGTCTAATCTTTATACTTTCTGCTCAGGTAGTTTTGAAGGTGAGAAATTCACCCGTGATCATACTTTTTTCACAGGCTGGTTTATTTGTGGAACTACTATTTTAACGTGTGGCCATTTTATCCCCACACTCAAGTTCCTCATGTCTAATCCTGAACCTTTGTACCTTGTTGATTTTACTGGTAAAGTTGTTATACCCATTAATGATGACACCCTCTCTCAGGTTATCACTGTTACTGATAAACATAATCATCCCACTGATATTGCCCTTGTTTGTTTAAATTATAAATTGGTCACTTCACGTCCTTCCATTAGAGGTCATTTTCTGACCAATGTTGAATTAGCCCGTGTTAACGGAAAATCAGCCATTTTGGCTGGCATGAGACAAGTTAAAAGTGATGCCTATTTATCTGTGATGAATAATTTGACCCTTGAACTTTCCACCGAAAAGAATTTTGTTTTGGGTGATGATGAGCTAAGTTACAGTGTTCCCACCACAACCTACAATCATGCTTCCTATATTGCTTATGTTGCAGCCACTAAACAAGGTGACTGCGGCTCTCTTTTGCTTATGTTAGATCAGAAATTTAAAAATAAAATAGCCGGCCTTCACGTTGCCGGTTCTGTAGTTAATTTGTCTGGCGGTACTAAAGGATACGGCTTCTCCGTTCCTGTATCAAAAGAAAGATTGGATAGTGCTTTGAGTTTGTTGGATAGACGTTTCATTTCATCCCCTCCCCCTGTTGATAAACCCGCTTTAGTTGCTGTTCCCAATGGTGGTTTTATTCCACTAGGTTTAAGTGAATTTGTTTCTGGTAAAGTATTAACCCACAATTTTGGACCTTCTGTCATTTCTGGTGTTCTCCAAGAACCCAAATTTGCTCGTTCTGTTTTGGGTAATTATGTAGATCCCGAAACCTCTGAAATTATTGATGTTCGTTATAAATCCCTTGCAAAGGCTGGCACTATGGCTGGCCAATTTGATGTGGAACGACTTTCCCATGTTTCCGACAGTATCTGTGATATGTATTATGATTTAGCTGTAGATAGTGTTAATAAAAACCTCCTTAACCCTCTTGATTTTTTGTCCTGTGTTTCTGATGAAGTTGCCATTAAAGGCGACGGTAGATTTTCTTCCCCTTTAGTTTTGTCAACATCTGCTGGCTTGCCCTGGATTCATCTCCGTAAGGGGCTGCCTGGAAAACGCACTTTTATCAGTGATGATGGTGTAATGAATGATATTTTGAAAGAAGCTGTAGATGCTAGTATAGCCCAGATGTCCTCGGGCAAACGTGCTCATATCTTGTGGCAAGATCTTTGTAAATCAGAGAGAAGGCCCTTAGCCAAAGTAGCAGCCGGTAAAACCCGGACTATTGTTTCATCCCCCGTCCATTTCACTGTAATTCTCCGTAAATTTCTTATGTTTTTCCTTAAAATCCAAGTTGCAACTGTGATAAAATGTCAATCTTCTATTGGTGCCAATATTTATTCTTTCGCTCACGGCCATGGCTTGGCCACTTTTTTGAGAGAGAAAGGCACAAAATTTTTAGCTGGTGATTTCCAGGAATGGGATGGTCACAATTCCTATCAGGCGCTTATTGAATGTATGTGTATGGTTAATAAACTTGTTATTCGTTTGTATGAAACTTATTCTGTAG